ACACGGGGCACACTGGTGGCACAATTTCCGACTTCAATATGTAGAGGTCTTCGTGTCCGGGAGGGATTTGGCTTTTGGGGATGCCAGGGGGCATTGAGCTACTGTAATCGTATCCAGAGGTGCTTCCTCCATTAGGTCCCTGATAAGCCAATGCATAAGGAGATGGTTGGATGGGATAGCCTGTGCTGCCGTAATATTGTGTAGAGCTGGTTGTGGTGCTATTACTGTTGTTTGTGGTCGGTTGACTGAACACGATGATGTGCCCTTGAATGGACACTTGCACTGCCACCAATCCATTGCTGTCGGTTACCACGGTAGCAGTAACACCACCATACGGGGCGGCAAAGCTCATAGGTGACTCCTTGGTGCTGGTGAGAATCATGGGAGTCGGTTGACCCACCGAAACCAGTTTCAGGCTGTTGGACCCGTCACTGTTCACGACGACTGTGATAGTGTTTCCACTTGGGTCCGTAAAGACCATTCCGTTTTGCAACTGTGCGACGGAGCCGTTGCCTGTGAAATGGTTGTAGTAGTCCGAATAGGATGACGCAGGAGGGGAAGAAGATGAAGAAGAGGAGGCTGAAGGAGAAGATGCAGATGAATTCTCGAACCCTTCTTTACCTCCTAAAAAAGAGCATAGGACCAAACCCAATAAGAGAATCAGGAACACAAATAACGCTTCAGTATTCATATGTTGGTTGTTTTATAATTTATATAGTGAAAAAAGTTTGCGAAAAAAATTGATTGCTACAAATTGTCAATTAAAGGTAATCACATGAATTATTACATTGCAAATACAATGAGTCGACGCAAGAAGAGTGACTACATAGAGGCAGTTATTGTGGAAGAGGAGGAGGAGCATGAAATGCACCAGGAGGTGAAGAGAAAAGGACCAGAAACAAATGAAGCACCAGAAACCAATGAAGCACTAGAAACCAATGAAGCACCAGAAACAAATGAAGGACCAGAAACCAATGAAGCACCAGAAACCAATGAAGAACCTGAAAAAGAAAAGAAAGAAAAGAAAGTGAAAAAGGAGAGAAAAACAACCACCACTCAGACACCCCTCTTAAGGAAATCCTTTCACGAACACCAAACCCTCTTTGAAATCGGTGTAGACGAAGCAGGTCGAGGACCACTCTTTGGTAGGGTCTACACAGCCGCAGTCGTTTTACCTAAAGATGACAGTTTCGATTTGTCCATGGTGAAAGACAGCAAAAAGTTTCACTCCAAAAAGAAGATTGAGGAGGCCGCAGAGTATGTGAAACAACATGCACTCGCCTGGTCAGTCAGTTATGCAGACGAAAAGACCATTGACGAAATCAATATTCTGCAGGCTACGCAAACGGCTATGCACCAAGCGATTGCTGAAGTCACAAAGAAATTGAGTCTAGGGTCTTCTGCTTATTCGTCTTGTTTCCTGCTCATTGATGGTAATTTCTTCAATCCCATCACACGCTTTAATAAGGAGACCAACAAGATAGAGTCCATCCCATATAAGACGGTTGAAGGGGGCGACAACAAGTTTGCTTCAATTGCGGCCGCCTCTATCCTGGCCAAAGTAGGGCGCGACACCTACATCGACGAGTTATGTGCTGAAAACCCGGAATTGGCAGAGCATTACGGTATTGATTCCAACAAAGGATATGGGGCAAAACGACACATCGATGGCATCAAAGAGCACGGTATTACAATTTGGCACCGTCGAAGCTTTGCACCTTGCAAACACTACGTATAAACAAATTTCTTGTTGTTGTTATTGTTATTGTAAATTATATTAAATATATTATTTTTATTGAATATAACTATCATCTTCACTCATCTCATCTCATGACAAAATTGCTTTTACTTTCTTTGATGGAGAGAATACCGTTTGATATTTGGATAAACCACATCCTGCCTTATACATATAACATGCAACCAAGTGCATTGCTGGAGGACATGCGAAATTTTTGCGCCATAAAATCCGCGTTTCAACCGTACGACACTGAAATCATAAAACATGAACTTGTTTCTATTGCTACGATGCATGTGAATCGTCAAAAGCTTGACACCATTCTCACTCGACATTGGCTATTCCAAATGAAATTCAACCAATTTGACGGCAATATGTTTTATAAGTATTCGAAAAATACGAAATTTCATATTTTGTTTGGCTTATTCACTGCGGAAGAAAGAACAAGCCTTGCAGAATATATTTTTAGGGAGATAGCAAATTGGATTTGAAGGGATTATGTGCTTTTGGGGTTACGGGTTGGCTTGATGTGATTCAATAATGCATGACTCTGCGTATGCTGACTTATTGCATATTGTCCACATGGTCCGCAATGGTCTTCATTGGACAAATCTATTTTCGCGTTCAATTTGCGGTCACACTGTTCTATTGTCCATCTCCCTAAGACTTTCTTCTCTGGACGGACAAATGTTTGCATCATTTTACGAATGAAGTTCATTGTATTATATACCGCTCTCTCTTTAATACGATTTCGAATAGTCACTCTTGACCTTTGCTTTTCGTGTTTTCTTTCGATAAAACAAATGATAAAAGGTAGTAACTTAAACACACTTCCTTATATAGAATAACATCGCAAGCAAAAATCCTTTCGAATAATGCGCATTTTAGTATTTGACACTGAAACTACGGGGTTGCCTCGCACGAAAATCATCAGTCCTGACACTCTCGACGAATGGCCTCATATTGTTCAGTTTAGTTACCTGGTCTACGACTCGTCATTAAATAGCATCGTCAAGCATGGTGATAATATTATCCAATTACCAAGCCATGTGTCCATCCCGGAGGAAGCCACCAACATCCATAAAATCAGCAATGAAATGTCGGCTACCTTGGGGCGACCATTGAAGGAGGTGCTCAATGACTTTTTTTTCTGTGCAAGATGCGTCGACAAAATAGTGGGTCACAATGTTGCCTTTGACATCAATATACTGAAGGTGGAGCTGCTGCGCATGATTAACGACAAAGCGGGATTGATGGAGACAGAGGACATGTGGTGGAAAGGAGAACTGCATTTTATTTCCATGTTTCCGTATGTGAGTTGTACTTTGACGGATTCGGTGGACCTCTGCAACATTCAGGCCGTCAACCGTTTTGGCAAGTACTACAAGAAATTTCCGAAGCTCAGCGAGTTGCATGAAAAACTGTTTGGTAGTACACCAAAGAACCTGCACAATTCCTTTTGCGACATATTGGTAACATTGCGTTGCTTTATGATGATGCATCACGACGTTGATTTGGTGGGTGCCTGCCGCAGTTTCAATCAATTTGCGCTCAAAGCCAATCTGTATTCGTAATTTATTTTACTGTGTTATATTATTTATTATTTATTATTTATTATTTATTATTTATTATAAAATGACATCATACTGTGGTTGATATAATAAATAATTATGTTTTTTTTTATTTAATTTACTTTTCATGCAATAACTTAATTCTAAGCAGAGCACATTTCGCATATTTCGTCCTTCTTGGTCGAGGCGGCTTCTTCCGGTTCAATCGTAAACTGCTGTGCTTGATGCTTGGCCTTCCTGCGCAAATAATAAATGCCGGTCTTCAAGCCCTTTTTCCACGAATAAAAGTGCATCGATGTCAACGTGTTGTACGTGGGGTCCTCGACCCACAAATTGAGACTCTGGCTCTGGCAAATGAATGCCCCTCTGTCTGCAGACATATCTATCAAGTGCCTCATTGGCATCTCCCACACGATTTTGTACTTGTTTCGAATATGTTCGGGAAGAACGGTCAGCTGCTGTATGGAGCCCTTGTTCGCAATGATGTTGTTCTTGATTTGTTCGTTCCACTGTCCCAAGGCGATGAGCTCCTTCATCAGGTACTTGTTGACCACGACGAATTCCCCTGCAATGGTGCGACGGCTATACAAGTTGCTCGTGAAGGGCTCGAAACATTCGTTGAAGCCCAGGATTTGAGACGTTGATGCCGTGGGCATGGGGGCGACCAGCAACGAATTGCGCAGACCATATTTCACAATCGACTGCTTCAACTGGTCCCAATCATACCGGCCAGATGTAGGTGTTACGTTCCACATATCGAACTGCAGAATGCCTTTGGAGGCAGGTGAACCTTCGAAAGAACAGTACGCACCAAGCAGGTCCTTGTTGCTCAAGGAAAGAATGGTTTTGTACTCATGGTCCGAGAGGAGAGCAAGCAGTTCATGACGTGGCGTATCATCATTCATTTTCGACCGAATGGCTTGTCCTCTCTCTTGTGCGATTTCATTGCTTTTCTCCAAGCACGCATGGTAGATGGTCTCGAAAATCAATCTGTTCACTTCGCGTGCCTCCTCGGAATGAAATGGTAGGTCGAGCATCACGAAAGCATCGGCCAATCCCTGCACACCAATGCCGATGGGACGGTGACGAAAGTTGCTTCGTCTCGTCTGCTCGGTCGGATAGAAGTTGATGTCAATGACGGTGTTCAAGTTGTTGGTGACAACCTTAGTGACGTCATGTAGTTTCTCGTAATCAAACTGCTTGGTCTCCTGATTCACAAACGTTGGCAAGGCGATGGAAGCCAAGTTGCAAACCGCTGTCTCTTTATCGTCTGAATATTCTACAATTTCGGTGCACAAATTAGACGATTTGATGGTGCCAAGGTTTTGCTGGTTAGATTTTGCATTGCATGCGTCCTTATACAACAAATACGGGGTACCGGTCTCCATTTGGGCGTCGAGGACCTTGAACCACAACTCACGTGCGCTGACGGTTTTGCGTGCCTTGCCTTCCTCTTCGTACCGTGAATATAGCGCCACAAATTCGTGGCCATGACAGTCGCTCAATCCGGGACATTCGTTGGGGCAGAACAAGGACCATCGACCGTTTTCCTTGACACGTTCCATGAAGAGGTCGGGTACCCATAGAGCATAAAAGAGGTCACGTGCTTTTGATTCTTCGTCACCATGATTCTTCTTCATTTCTAGGAAGTCCTCGACGTCGGGATGCCATGGCTCTAAATAGATAGCAAACGACCCGTTGCGCTTGCCGGATTGGTTTACATAGCGAGCAGTGCTGTTAAATACTTTGAGCATAGGTACAAGGCCGTCGGTTTTGCCATTGGTCCCTTGGATGTGGCTGCCCTTTGCCCGCACATTGTGCACATGCAAACCAATGCCTCCTGCATACTTGGATATCATGGCACAGTCATGCAAGGTGTTGTAGATGCCATCCAAACTGTCGTCTTCCATGGCAATCAAATAGCAACTAGACAGTTGGGGACGCGGGGTGCCAGCGTTGAACAATGTGGGCGTGGCATGCGTAAAGTACTTCTGTGACATCAAGTCATAGGTTTCCTTGACCAGGGTGAGGTTACCGCTCGGTCCATGAATGCCAATGGCGACACGCATCCACATGTGCTGAGACCGCTCTACAATTTTGCTGCCAATGCGGAACAAATAGGCTCTCTCCAAAGTCTTGAATCCAAAATAATCAATCAAGTAATCTCGTGTGTCGTCAATCATGGCATTGACCTCTGCAGCGTACTGTTGGACAAACTGATACAGTTCTTGTGATACAAGGGGCTTGTTAAGGCCATGAATGTTCGTGAACCCATACAATGCCTCTATCACTTCCGAGAAAACGCTGTTGGTATTCTTCTGATGATTGGACACTACAATGCGTCCGGCCAAGGTGGCGTAATCGGGGTGGTTGGTGGACATGACGGCACACTGTTCAGCCGCCAATTCGTCGATTTTAGTCGTAGATATGGTGTCATACAATTGGTCAATGACTTTCATGACAAGTGACTGGTAATTGATATGGACATTGGCTTCTTGACCCAACTTGCGGATACGGTTGAGTATCTTGTCGAAGGTCAAGTCTTCCAATTGTCCATTTCTCTTGGTAACGCGCATTTCAGTTGAAGTGTCCATATCTTTTCTTTCTCTCTTGACTCTTTTGTATCTATGTATTGAGAGAGTTGGTTTTAAGTCGTTTTCATTCTTGAGAATTGCTATTTTTACTTTGGTGTCTTCAATACAATATATTTTGCATATTGGTGCGGAATGGAAGACTGTCCACCAAATGGTTGTCGGTGGAAAAGTAACCCACGCGGGTACCGCTTTCGGGATTGACAGGTGGAAGCGGATATACATGGTTGTCGCCTAAATTTTTGTTGTCGTGATACAACGCACCACACATGGCCCCGGGCATGCATCGTCCAATGTCCGGGTTATACGGGTAACGAATGTTGTTGGTGATTTGCTGGTAGGAACCCAATTCGAAGGTAGGGTAATGCCACCACATTTTGTTTGATGTGTCGTCGGATAATTGGTTTTTGCCAATGGGGGGATATGTTTCCTCTACCAAAATGCGGTCAGGAATGCTCCCTTGAGCTTGGCTTAACTGGTAATTAGAGAACCCTTCTGGTGCGATACCGGTGAAAACCATGGGCAGACCGAGTGCCAGTACAATAATGAAAGAGAGAAAGAGAACATGCTTCATCGAGGGCATCTTGGGATTTGGTTATGGTATATACTATAAAAGTATAAAAAATATAAAAAAAAATTGATTTCGGGGTTTTGTCCGGTCGTTGAATGACATAGACACAAAAAAAGCTCTTCCACCGTTTCTAGACGAATAACAGCTATTTCATGCTCCTCGTTCATCAGAATGCTAAACTATTGTACGCAATCTTGCAGTTCTTCCTGATTTTTCGGGTCTTGACCGCCACGCAAGTGGTTTCCCAGCAGGCTCTCCTTGGTGCCTGGACAACGCTGGATGCCGACAACATTGACTTGTCTAATGCATTAATCATGCATGACAAAGAGTTGCGCAAGAAACGGGAATCGTTCATGTACTCGTTGTTTGCTCCGGAAACCAAATCTGCGGTCGAAGAAATGAAACACATTGTGGTCCAGTTCAACGACCAATCGAGAAAACATTCGCACAATGTGGAGCAGGCTTGCACCGAGTTGATGAATACGGCCCATGACCAAAACCTGTTTGACATGTCCACTGCCTCCTTCTCATTTCAAGACGAACACACCCCTGAGCAACATGCTTCTTCAGCCTCCTTAATGACTTTGTGGGAATATGTGAGCCCGTCGTCCAGACCAGAACTTTCATGGAAAGAAAAGGAGAAAACACACAAACGGAACATGTTTCAGCGCGCCAAGTTTTATTGTGCATACGGTTACAATTTGCAGCTGGTTTTCAATGAGACGCATTACACCCTGCAAGTCGTCGGAGACAAACTGTATTACTCCTGGATGACCAGTGTGTTGGACCAACTGCTCTACAATCTGGCCGCAGTCACCGCAAGTACCGAACTCCTTATCAGTACCCAGCAGCGTCTCTTTGTCTTGAAGAAGCTGACCGAAAAGGTATCCGATATTGTTCGCTACAGCGCGTACACCAAATTGGAGAAAATTATGCATGTACCCTCGGTGCACACGATGACCAATGTGAACCATTACTTGGAATCCGAACTGAGTGACATTGCCAATTTGGTGGAGAGACTACACCAGATATTTCCGTTGCAACTGGAACACTTGCAGCATCAGCAAGCGATTACCAAAGCCAACGCGGATTTGAACCGTATCCTCCAAGACATTGTCGAGGAGCGTTCGGATGTTGCCTCTCAGTTGCATCAACGCGAAGCGGAGAGAAGGTCGTCTGAGTTGGTCCAGACATGGAACGCCACCAAAACGGTCTTGAGTGGTTGGAGGGATGTGGTCATCCATTCAACCGAATTTGGTGTGCAAACATCACGAAATCTTTTGGGCACGTTGATATCCGAAATCACTGGTAACTTCTTGGTTGCTCCCATCTTCTACATCGTCCAAACCGTGTTTTCGTGCATTCCGTTTGCATGGGTATTCCTCCTTCTTATTGTGATTGCGTTGGGTTCATACGTCTTGTTTCCAATCAGTGTGTTAATAAAAATTGTCAAGACACCCCTCGTCTATCTATTGCAAAAATTGAATCAATTCCTCAAAGGAAAAGAGAAAAAGTAATTGAAATATTGAAATATTGAAATATTGAAATTTTCAAAATGAATTGAAATTTGAAAGAAAATGGAGAAATTTCGACATCCTATTTGTGAGAAACTTTTGAGACACCAAGCCTTTGTCAAGAGGTTTCTATATGGGTTTTCATCTTTTATCTTTTTATCTTTTTTTTTCATTTTTCATTCTCCATTCTTTCATCCATCTAGTTTCACCACCTTTAGATAGCATGTTTCATCAACTGTCACACCAGGAGCTGCTACCGGTTTTTTTGTTCGTCGTGTGGGGGCTCGGTGCTCGTACCCAGTGACTCTCTCTTCTTCAATAATGTTCCACACATTCGCCAATTGTCCAACATTTTGCTTGAACCATTCATGATTTCTCGATACCAGGACACAACTCAACTTTTCTAGTTTCCAATACAAATACTTGATGAACACGTAATGGTACGGTTCGGATTCATACTTTTCCAGTTCCGATTCCTCCCAGGATTCGATGTCCTCCTTGTCTTGAATGTCCAATGGTTTGTACCGATAAAAGGGGGCACCCTCTTTTGTATGAAAATAGAGTATAATACCCTTTTGATGCTCTGTATCCGCATGAAATTCCTCTGCATTTGCGTATTCCACAAACTTGGTCTCAAGAAAGTCGCATTCATCTAAATCACACACCTCCATTTGCAGCTGCATTTGGACCCAATACTCCTTCTTGGGTATGCCAGTGATTTCGCGGTTAACAATGTTCTTGATTTCCAACATGCGTCCAAAGCGACCTGTACACGATTCAATGACAATTCCATCGGGTGACGCACCGACAAACTTGTACTTAGGATGCTGTAGGCAACCAAAATCTTCTACCTTGGATTTGTACAAGTGCTCATACAACATGACAGAGAGAGGTTCGTACTTCTGTCCCCAGTGCAATGTGGTGTTGGTATTGACCATCTTGGGGACGTCGGTCACAACGGAGAGGTCCTTGAGTGGTTGACATTTTTCATAGATGAGCTGATTGACAGTACTGGGTGTATCGAATGCCTTCCACGCGTTGCTAGCAGTGATTAGGTTCCATCGAAATTGGTACCATTCTGGTGTCCGCTGTACAGGCTGGGGAATGTCACGGAGGGCTTGTATCTTTTGTGAGAGCATCACGATTCGTTCGTCTTGATGTTCTGCATTATTCTCTTGTTTTTGGTTTTGTTGGTTCTGGTTTTGTTGGTTCTGGTTTTGTTGGTTCTGGTTTTGTTGGTTTTGGTTCTCGTTTTGGTTTTCTTCCTCTGCATGCTGTAACGACCGTTCGGGATGGAACGTCGTGATAAAAATCTGGAATGCATCCTCCAACAATTCGTTCATGTCGTCTTCAATGAAGTCACTGTCTAGGATATGGTCTTCCATTTGCACATAGAAGATATCTTGTATTTCTTCAAGAAGGGTCTCGTGAAAATCGGGTTCGGAAATGGCGTTTGGATACATGATGACATACTCCTCCATCAGGTGCAGTGCCGTTTCCACCATGTCCACGGCATGTTCTTCGGAAAAAATCGT